TGTTGGAAAAAGGTATCTCCCGCGAAGTGCTTCTGATGTGAATGTACGTTGGCACGTATCCCTCTAAATTCGTTTGTCCCCAACCGATGGCGGGCCCGTGTCCTGATAGTTACGCTGAGTGGCTTACCTCGCTCGCTAACCTCCCTGACTTCGAAGTTGTCCAACTGCACGCCATTAAATAATTCGATCGAATCAACGATCACACCCGTAGTGGGATCAAGTAGGAGTTGCCAAATTTGGGCCGAACGCCCACGCCACTTCTCCGACAACAGGAGGCTCACAACAGTCTGATCCACTCCACTCAAAGTGAAATCAACACCCACACCCCCCAAATCGCCTGATTCCTCAATCCCACCAATCAAGAGCGCACCTCCCACAGCCTGCCACGTAAATCCGTTCCAATCTATATCACGAGTACCAGTGGACAGACGCAAGAAGCCGGAGGGTGAGAACTCTAGAGCTATGACGAAGACGCGCTCCTCGTCACCCACAGCCTGTAACGCTGCAATCGCCGCACCACTTAGGTTTCTCATTTAGGAAGGTTGCTCCCGCCACAGGAGTGTCATCCCTGGGACAATCACCCCGTGGGCTTCAATGTCTGGCATCTGCAAGTTAAGAATCACCGCCGAGAAAAAGATGCTCGCTGCCGCAATAGTTACCACTGCATTGTTAGCCGGGCCTTGCCCCGCAAAGATAGGCGGATGGATAGTGATTGTCGCGTTACCGCCACTATCGGTATTCACATTAGCCTTCACATCATACACAAGCTGAAGACCACCAAACTTAATGATGTCGCCCGCACGCAGCCAGTTGGTTGTAGATACCGGTGCTGCATCTACTATAATACTATCACCTATCTGGCCCACACCATTAACTAAGGGAGACCCACCACCCACACCAAAGTTGGTCTTGTAGTGGGGATGTTGTATAGTCCAAATAATCTTTTCCCGAAGTCCTCGGTTAATCTCCATCACCAAGGCTCGCCCATCGGTCGTGAGTAGATTGATAGCTGGATAAATCTCCTCCCAGATCCGCCCCGCATTGTCGAAGGCCCTGAATTGTCCCTTACCCGAAAGCCCAAACTGCTCCATCCCATCAGGCATCCGAGGTGGAGTAGTAATGCGCGAAGCAATCGTACGTGGAAAGGCCGGGCTCATCTAGCTGCGATCCCCTGTAGGACACGAGACCGCTGAAGTGCCCGAACAACCGGTGCGGTCACAGCAGAAGGATTCCGCTCAACCAGTTCGGCGAAGCTACGTGCATCAACAGCCTGGATTGTAACTGATACTTGTGCACCCCGCTCACCTCCTCCAGCGGCGGCAAATGACCTGCCCTGTAGTGGTTGAACGGTCAATCCACCACGGCCCGCGCGTATCAGTTCAGGTCCTGTCTCACCCACCAACGCCAACTGCCCAGGGGTTACGACACCTCCATGCTGTAACCCCTGAATCACAGTTTCGCTAACACCAATACTCTCTAAGAATTGTAGGATGACTATTCTTGTAGCAAGGCGCGCTAAGTCTCTGAACAGATTTGAGAAGAACTGACCGAATGAAACCTTCGCCCGGTCGGCCGCATCCGCCGCTCTGTTCACGCTCTCGTTGAATTGATCTTGTGAGATTCGACCCTCATCAAGCTGCGCCTCGAGCATTCGCACAGTCTCATTGTATCTTCGAGTAGCCTCCGTCCCAAATGTCATTCCCTGAAGGATCCCCGTGGTGAAGTCTGTAATACTATTAAGAGCCCTAGCACTCGCCGTTTTAATTGCATCACCCCACCTATCTGCGGCCTCGGCTGTACCATTTAGAATCTCTTGCGCCGCTGCCATTGCACGGTTAAAAGCCTCCTGCGAAAGCCCGGCCGCCCGAAGCTCTCGTAATCGCTTGATGGTAGCGGCATACTTTTCAAGGGGGGTCATTACCGCCAAAGTAACTTGCCTGGCTTCTACCTCTGCTGCTGTCAACTCGTCTTGGAATTCAGTGGCGTCTTTTATCTCACGCTGTAGCTCTCGATAACGCTCGCCAAGTTCTCTAAGAGTCAATCCTTCTGTGTTTAGAACGAAGTCCAACTTTACCCCGGCCACTGATAGCGCCTCTATTGCCGCCCGCAGGGCACCTGCTTCGGCTGCTTGGGCATTGAATTCAGCACCCAACACTTCCTCCAATCCAGCCAGTGCGCCCGTTACCGCTGCGAAATCCTTTAACGCTTCAGCCACCGCATCAACATCAACGATTAGCCCCGCAGTATTACCTGCCGCTACAGCGGTTGCCGCCGCCAAAGCGGTCGCCGCCCGCTCCATCTTTTCTATCTGTTCCGCGACTGCATCCGAATGTTGCCCCAACAGATCCAATTCTTCTGTAAGTTCCTTAATTTCAGCCGTCAGCACAGCGCTCCGCGAAATCAACGGTCCCATGGCACCCCGTTCCGTCTCCCTCATAGTCCTACCCACTGCAAGCAATTCTGCCCGCAACTCGGATAGTACCCGATTTACTTCTTGTTCCCGCTCGAGGATTTGAGAGCGTTGCAGTGCTAACTGTGCTTTAGTGAACTCTATCAGTCCTGTCCGATAATCGTCCAACCGCTGTGCGGTAGTAATAAGCTCCGCCCCCAAATCTTTCTGAGCCCTAGTCCACAGAACGACAGCCCCAATGATCGCCCCTACACCCAAGATCACCCAACCAGCAGGACCAATAGCAATCTTCACTAAGGCCAAGGCGGCTGATAAAGAGTTCACCTGTATTACTAAAGCACCCACTGCTCGAGCCCAGCCAATAAATGCTGTGGTTAATGCGACAATCTTGAGCGCCGCTATGAGTTTTATCAACGCACCCAAGGCAATAAGTAAGGGACCAATCACTGCCACCAACCCAACCACCCGTAAAATCCAGATCCGCGTTGTGTTGGAAGTTGCTGCAACTCCCATGGCAAAGTCACGGACGAAACCACCCACCCTTAACAATGCCGGCGCTAACGTTTCACCCAAGGCAATAGCTGCTAGTACTATATTGTTCCACGTAATCTTCATCTGTGCCGAGAACGCCTCGAGCTGCTTATCAGCTACTTCTTTTGTTATGCCAGCGGCATCCCGCAGCGCCGCTTCATATTCACGAATGGCATCCGAGGTACCTAACAACGGAAGGATGATACCCTGGACCTTGGCTGTGAACCCGATGGACTCTAACGATGCTGTTCGCATCTCATCTGACATTGGAATGAAGGCATTTTCCATATCCTCAATAATGTCGGCGAGATTGCGGATCTTACCTTGGGAATCAAATATCGAGATGTTTAGCTTCCGTAACTCCGTCTTGTTTTTGACCGCTGCCGAGGTCATCAATCGCAAAATCCGGGCGAGCGCCGTACCCGCGAGCTGACTCTTAACTCCCTGGTCAGCAAACGCCGCCAACACTGCAACACCTTCTTCGATATCAATCTGGAACGTCTTGAGGGCAGCACCGGCCTCCCGCGTCAACGCCTCAGAGAACTGACCAACTGTGGCATTGGCCAAAGTATTAGCCTTCACCAACACGTCCGTTACCCGTGTAAGGTTAACCAAGTTCTGTTGTGCATCCTGCACGCTCAGTCCGAGAGCCGATTGGGCATCTGTAGCCAAGTCGGTTGCCTGTGCCATGCCAAACATACCCGCCTGAGCAAAGCGGGCAACTTGTGGTAAGGCGGCAATCGACTGTTCCGCATCCAGTCCAGCAGACGCTAGGAAGAAGAACGCTTCCGCCGCAACCTTCGCTGAGGTTGTTGTTTCTCGCGCTACATCTTTTGCCGCCTCCGCCATCTGGTTTTTCAAGACATCAGACACGTCACCCATAATAGCGATACTCTGGGTCATTGCAGAATCAAAATCGCCGAACGCCTTTGCTACCCCTACTCCCATCGCTAAGATGGGTAAGGTCACCCGCGTACTGAGCGTCTTTCCAATCGCCGACAGCCGCACCCCAGACTGGCGCATCGATGCCTCTGCCCCCCGCAACGCCGTAGTCAGCGCAACTGTATCACCTGTAAGTACAATCTTGGCGACAGCAAGGACGGTCACTTATCTATTCCCTCTTGTATCATCATCGAGCATCTCATTCTGCCCCGCTGCCCACGTATCCATAAACTGTGCAGCTTCTTTCGGACTCATCCGAACAATAGGTTGTCTTAAGAAGTCTGAGGGCTTCATCATCGGCGCCCCCTTCTTACGATGTACATTGGCGATCGTAGCAGCCACTAAGCCAGCCCGTAGGTTGGCCGCCCTTTCACGATCCGCGTTACGGTCGAATACTGCCCCAACTTCATGGATCGTCAAATCCCAAAACATCTCTGGAGACCATCCCGCCGCCACCCATATAGACCACAGGGCTAGGTCTTCGTCTCCGGGGGCGACGGGCTTTCGCTGGCTACCTCCTTCGTCTCCTTCAGGGTAGCCAGTAGAGGGTTTTCTTTTTGCCCGAAGGCTTCCACCATGGCGTCGGTTAAAGATTTGAGGTTCTCGCCGTCGACCATCTCTTCAACCTGCTCGAGGGTGAGGTCGGGGTCCTCATGCTGTAGCCCATACAAAAAGAGTTTGGCTAAGTCGTCGTTCGCAAACCCTTCTTCTACAGCATCCTTCCCAAACTCCTCCCTAATCTTCCGCATCACCCCTAGGGTGTAGCGTAACCGCCGCTCGCGATCAAGTTGGACAACCACCCCTCGCGTAGGGGTTGGGGTCTGGCCATTCATATATAAGTCCTCCTTTTCTTATACGATCGTTACAGCACTTGCCAACTTCACTGTCGCCGACTGCTCAGCTGCCGTGTCGTCAGTCAATCCCAAATCGCCGCTTGGCGCGGATGTAACAAAGCAGTCAAACGTGTACGTCCGAGAGCCGGAAGCCGCCGTCGCCGCAGCTGGCAGAGTAATGACCATCTCCTCTTTCGCTGCCGCTACATCGGCGTTGAAGTTGGTCTCCAACTGCAACTGTCCCACATCATCTGGATCATGGCGGAACGTTAGCTCAACGCTTCCACCTTCACGCAATCCGGCAATCCACGTCCGGTCGAGGGCAGAATCCGTATCCGTGGTCTCAGCCTCCCCGCGCGATCTGTCGGGGATGCCCACAGAGATCAAGCCCCCAATCGCTTTGGAACCGATGGTAACTGTAGTACCGTGTGGCAAATATTTTGGCATCTCTTATTTCTCCTTATCCACTTGTTGCTAGTATAGGCGTCAACAGCAAAAGGGCTACGGTATGCCGTGGTCGCCCTTTATCATCGAAGCCCACAAACACGGGTTCAGGCGTTTGCGCCCGCACCCGCAAGTACGTCGTCGATCCTACAACGAGATCATGCTTCCCGTGCATTGCATCAAAGATATCTGATGCCTTGTTCAACCCCGAATCACCATCCCACGCCTTAGCACGGACTGTGACCAGCACACCAATGTCCTGGAAGGCGCTGTCTCCTATACCACTGTCGTCGGGGATCTCGGGCGATGGCCCACCATCCTCAGTCACTACAACAAGCTGGTCCTTTGTAAGCTCATCCATCAGTCGTCGCCGTCGCAGATCCCACTCCGTCGAACCCGCCGCAAAACCTTCGGCTTCAATAAAATCGTACACATCCTGCACCGCACCCATCCTATCTCCTAGCTGCTACAGCTGCAACGGCTTGGTTAAGTTCAGCTAACGCTCGAGCAACGCTGGCCCCGTTTTGTTTCCAACGATCAATCCCCCGCACCAAGTAGCGAGCCTCACCAACTGTATGGTGCAAGCTCACATCCTCGTGCTGCACCAACGCATAGGGCGCTGTTGCCCCACCAAAAGATAGCGATACCACACCAGCCGCTGGACCTTCCACCCTCCCACTACTACGTAGCGTCCCCTTGTCCACAGGCACTCCGGCACCGGGGCGACTAGCTGAAACATCCAGCATAATCTCTTCACCAATCAATCGTAGCCCCGAGATCGAACGTCCTACCAATGCCAGACGCGCCTTCTCAATCTTCTTCGCAGCACGATCAAAGCTATCCTTCGTCCTCTTTACAGCTGAACCTACTCCTCTTCGCGCCATAATCTATTCCCGCCGACACTGCACGCGGCGGTGAGCCAGTTTAGCGGCACGAGTCTTCACATCCTTTACAATCTCCGCAATGAACTTCTCACTCTCCCAAGTAACACGATCGTTTCGGCTCGCCAACAGTGCAGCATCAGGCGGGAACCATATGGTCAACTCAGTGCGCAGTAGCGACCCGTCAGCCTGTACCACCGTCTTGTCCTGTCGCAGTACCCGAACCTCAACATCAACGAACGTGTTGTAGCTGGGCTCTCCCTGTGCGTCAACTGCGGTGAATGCTTCAACCTCCACCGTCTCAAGTTTAAGATGGCGGCTGAGTGTAATGCTACCCGTCATGTCGTTGCCTCGTCAGCCTCATCCACAAAGCTCTGACCAATACGGAACCGCGCCACACGAACATCCTTTGATGCCAGGAATGCCCGGCGCACTGTCCCCGTGGCGTCAAAGGCAGCGCAGCGCAGCAAGTAATCCGTCACGTCGGGATCAACTTGGTACTGCTCGTTTATATCATCGAACTTAGCGGACTTGAGGCCCAAGTCCCGCAGGCGAATTAGAACACAGGTAAGATAGCGTTCAATGAGTTCCAGACGTTTGCCCGAGAGCCCTTTGTTAACCAGCTCTTCGTCAATCCACAACGAAGCATCCTCAATGAACTGGTTAATCTGGACAGTGGATAAGGAGGTATCCAAAACCTCCTTAACAACAGCTTCATTCGTCCGAATCGCCATCCGTGCGCTCCTCCTCATCCAACCGCTGTTGTGTGAGAATCTCGTTGGCTTGTCCCGCGTGTGGCCCCTCGGGATGAAGAGTCAAATATCTTTCGGGTGACATACGCAGCGGCCACGGAGACTGCCCTTCTTCTCCTGCTACATCAGAAGATTCCATAACAGGAGGTGAGGGTGATGGTTCCACCACCTCAATAACAGGGCGTAACTTATAAGCCCGACGAGCCAGTTCATTGGCTGTGGGTTCAGCCACCATATCCGGTTCCCAACGGGTGCCGTCATCTCGCGTAAAAGGCGCACCCGTGTTGCGGTACTCCATAACCGTACCTCCCTTCGCTGCGGCCTTTCGTGTTATTACTTCTTAGCCAACATCTTCTTGGCCAACGCCGCATTGGGCCCTTTAGGATGCAACTGTAAGTACATCTCAGGTGACATCTTCAAGGGCCAAACTTCTTTTGCTTCTCTTACCGCCGCAGGCCCACTTCCATCAACTTGTAATTCCAGCCTACTTTGATAAGTTGGCCGCCGCTGGATTCGTTCGTGCTCCCGCGGTGTGGCCGCAAAGACAGCTCCGGGCGGTACTAGCGTTCCATCCGCGCGCCGCCACGGAGCCGCACTTACGTTCTTATATCTCGCCATGGGGGTCACCTACCTTTAGCTGAGATGAATGATTCCGTGAATGGTTGTACCGCCTGCCGTCTCCATGTTCTTGATATGGGGACCTGCAACTGCAAGTACCCTGAAGTTTGTGACAAACGGGTTCTTCTCCCACTGCACCGTTGTAACGGCCTGAGCCTCAGACATATCGATCACGTCCTCGGTCATCTGCACCATCACTACGTTGTCATCAGCCAGCGTGTCCAACGGCCGTACTGCCTCGACATCCTCCAAGGCCAAGATCCGCTGGATGAATGTCTTCTCACCCTTCGCTGTGCTGTAGTCTTCCTGCAACGTAGCCCAGTAGTTCTTGGGCACGTAGAGGAAGAACGGTCCGAACAAGTTGATGGCATACGCCGACGATAGCATCGAGAGTACATCGGTGATGATATCCGATCCCGACACATCCCAATCGACGGACAACGTAACGAGCTGCCGATTGGCTGCGTTGACCAACCCCGGGATGGTGTTTGCATCCGGCCCTTGCCCGAAGCCGTTAACAAACAGATCCTGCAACTTATCCCGCACCCGGCGGGTGGCCGCTGCTGCGGCGGTTACATCGAGGGGCTCTCCGCGCGTGCGCGAAGCCTCGAGTTGCCGCCAACTAATTTGAAAGTCCTTCGATACAACGGGCACCGGAATCGTGTCCCGCAAGAAACTGGGACGGTCCCGCAACGGAGCCGTATCACCATCATACGAAACTTCCGCAGCACCGAACTCTTCCAACCGCTCAGTGATTCGCAGAATGGTACCCAATCCCACAGGAGTAACGAGACCTCGAGCACGGAGATCGTCCACGATGGTGAGGCGTTCCCTCATTACCTCGTTGACCCGTGTATCGATCAGCTCCCACTCATCTTTCCGGAGCGTCGCGTTGCCCGCGAACCCAACCACATTCTCCGCCTGTACTGGCCGGAGCTGGGCGAGATTACCTACTCCCCGTGCGATCAGGTCGTCCCCTCCAATCAGCCTAAACATTATGTTCTTTCTCCTTTCCTAAAGTTACTTATGCCGCTTCGACAACGATCCAGCGGTTGTCTTACGCTGCTTCGACCGTGATACGCAACGGCGTACCACCTGCACTCGTTGCCGAGTTGTCCACAGCCTCCATGGCGTAGGCAACGATGGCATCCTGCTCAGGCTCTGTTGCCTCTTCTCGCAGATTGCCATCTCCAGAACTTACGAGCCTCGCACCTTTGGCCACGTTCTCTCCACCATCGAGGAGCGCATTGATCTCACTCCCCGAAGGGAATACTCCGTACCGCACCGTCTCCCCAGAGGCGTAGTCGTCGCCAATGGCCTTACCCACAAGATCGTTCTCTAGGGCAAAGGCTTTCCGCGCCGTTCCACCACCGGTGGAATGCTTCCGGAGATCGTTCGCGCCACCAAATTCTACAAGGTGGCCGGGCGTGATTGCCTCGGAAGCTTCACCTTCCTTAAGAACAAAGTCGCCCTTCAGTGAAATTGTGTTCGGCATTACTTATCATCCTCCTTCTTTTTGTTGTTCCGCAACAACACACCGCCTCAAGTTATTGAGGCTACGGTTCCTAATTACTCGTCGCCCTTCTCCTCTTTGTTCTTCTCGAAGTACGCCACCGGCTCC